CTTCAATTCTTTTTGCCGTTGAGATCATGTACCCTTCTTTGGGTTCTAGATCCAACACAACTCGACCTACTTCTTCTAAGATGCCACCGTCTTCTAGGACGTCTTTCATCATCGCAGGTCTAATGACTGTATGTGCGATATAATCGCAATAAGCTAAACTCATTATGCAACTCCTAATAAAGATTCTATTTCTTCGAACTGTTCTTCGACACCATGCATGCCCATCTCTTTCTTAACGCGCCATTCTTCACGTACAGGTTCTTCAAGATCGGTAAGTGAACATGCGTCCTTACCCATAGAGTCCTGTTCCCATCGACGGACACCGACAACCTCGTTCTCGAAGTTGAGTGCCTTCTTCTCGCAGTACAACTGACCGAAGTCAACTGACGCGTAGATCGCGGACTCCCAGAACTCGATGTGGTCTTCCTCACGGAAGTCGATAAGATCGATCACCTGCTCAGAGATGATGTACTCTGCCGAGTACTCAGATGAGTGGTTGATACATCGCTCAACGTCGACCCACCACTGAGTGTCGGCGATATCTGCCGCAGACGCATTGATGAAGTAGGTGTCGCCACCCTTAGACTTCCAGTGCTGTGGGCACTCACCACGACCGTTCCAATCGTGGGCACCGTAGTTCTCACGAAACTGAGTAGCGATAACAACAATGATTGAATTCGACATAACTATTTCCTTATCAACTTTACAAATACTATTATACATGTTTTTGAAAGAAAGTCAACACTTTTTGAAAACTTTTTTTCGTGAATTTTCACACTCAAGTATAGAGTAAACCGTAACCCATCATAAACCCAAGAGCTAGACCCATACTAACTAGAATCAAGTAAGCAACGAAACCGCCATTACTAATCTCTGGTTCTTTGTTTCTCTCGCGACGAACAAAATCTCTATACGGACTCATACTGCCTTCTCCAGCTTCTCGATTTGGGTTTGAAGCGCGGCAATACGCGCCTCAACACGTGCGTTGTCTTCGGGAGACAACTCCCCACGTACCTCACAGAGGCACATCAACTCGTTATAAAGATTACCTACTACTGCATCCATTACACAATCTCCCGTGGATTAATGAACCCATACTGCGGGTTCTCGAACTCATGATCAAACATACCGATCTCATTGAAACCGAACAAAGTCATAGCAGTTTCAATCTTGTCTTTTTCCATCACGATCAACTCGTGACCAGAGGGAATTCGGCCCACAAACTCGTTAATGTTGTCAATCAAAATCATAAAGTCCTCTCTCTATCATCAAATTACAGAGTAATTATACTTGATTTTAAAACAAGAGTCAACACTTTTTTTCAAAATAAGTGATGTTTTTTTAGATTATTTTGTTATAAGGGAATTATGATCTTAGATCATTTTGGTAGGTGTTTTGCATGTATTTTACAACCAATGAATGCGTTGTAATAGTCGTCTCGCAGGAGTACATCGTACTCGAACTGGAGTTTTGCTTCGTAGTAGGAACACTCGCCTTTGGTTCGGCAGAGTTTGAGGACTTCTCGTTTGTAGTTATCGGCACCGCGTTGCGCAACTGCCTCTTTGAGTTCTTGACTTGAACCGTAGTATTTGGGCCAGTCAGACACTACTCGCGTTTTTACTTTACGCTTTCGTGTCTTAGTCACTGGCAGTGTTTTAGGTCTCCAAAAGAACTTTTTACCGATGTACTTCATTCCGGTATCAAGCTCTGTAATCTGATAGACGAACCCTTGATAGTCTTCTAGAAAAGTCTCGTCGGGTTCAAACAGTTTGTTTTCATATAACCATGTCATGCATCTACTTATAGATGCGATAACTTACTCTTCGTCAGAAAGATTAAAAGAATAACCAGTTTCGAATTCTCCGTCTGCACCACACATAGGGCAGTGTCGAGGAACTTCGTTTTCGTACGGAACTCTCACTACACTAACTATGTCACAGATCGGACACTCAATTGTGTATTCAGTATCCATTATGCTACCTCTAACTCTAGTTCTTCCCATCCGTAGTCTTCACCTTCCATACCAGCAACAGAGTATTCTGTTACACGTTTTTCAAAGAAGTTATCATGCGATGCTCCATTGAGTACCCAATCTAACCACGGCAGTGGGTTTTTCTTTTGATTGAACAATGGTTTCAGACCTAACTGAAGTAGACGACGGTCAGCAATGTGACGTATATAGTCGCGGACTTCTTTCTTAGTAAGACCCTGAACCTCATTACCTTTAAACGCAAGTTGAATAAACTTCTCTTCTAACTTGACTGCATTCTCAGCCATAGAATAAATCTTTGACTTCAACTCATCATTGACAATCCGTGGATGTTCGTCTGTGAACTCACGGAACAACTTTGAGTTGCCTTGTACGTGAATAGTCTCATCACGGATGGACCACTCGACGATTGTTGCCATACCCTTCATCTTTCCAAAACGTTGGAAGTTAAGTAGCATGACAAACGATGCGAAGACAGACATGCCTTCGTTAAACACCGACTGCGCTAACGCGAGTGCAAGTCCAGTGTGAGAGTTCGTTTCACCCTCTTTCATAAAATCGATCTTGTCTGCCATTTCTTTGTAGTCCAAAAACTTGTGAAAGTCTTCGTCTGGCAGACCAAGTGTATCATTGAGAAGTGCGTACGCACGTTGGTGTACTGCTTCTCGTGCCGCAAACGATGACAACATGTTACGGACTTCATTGTTCTTGAACTTTGGAATTAATAGTTCGTGGTAGTTCTCCCCTACCTGTACGTCTGACTGCGTGAATAGTCGCAGTACATGAGTAATAAATTCTTTTTCGGAGTCTGACAGTTTGGTCTTCCAATCCTGTACATCTTCTGACAGTTCCGCTTCATCTTCAATCCAGTGTATTTCCTCGTGTTTCTTTGATAGTTCAACCGCCCAAGGATACTTGAACGGCTTATATGTTTCAGATGTTTTTAGTAATGACATACTAATCCTTTATTTGAATTGTTTATTAACCCTCGCAGGCCCGACATTCGTCGCCACCTTCACTTGGTTCGTACTCCACTTCACCCTTTAGATGCATCATAAGATCTTCATAACCACCTATGTACTTGCCTTCCAGATAGATTTGAGGAACTGTAGTGACTTTTCTTCCTGTAACCTCTGCGGCAGACTTCTTTATCTCCTCAAGGTCAACGTAGTCATATTCTATGCCGCGTAGCGACAGTTCCTCTGCGGCCATTTTACACCACGGACAGTTATTCTTTCCGTAGAGTATGGTACGGTTATCGTCTTGTAACGCAACGCGTTCCACTTTGTCTGATACTGTTTCTGCACGAGACTTTGCCTCTGTGCGCAAATAGTACAGACCTTTCAATCCTTTCCTCCAGGCCGTGAAATGCACCTTGTTAACATAACGTTTAGGCGCTCCTGACGGGAAGAAAAGATTGACCGACTGACCTTGACAGATGTACTGTTGTCTGTCAGCCGCATGTGTCACTACCCAGTTTTGATCCAGTTCTTGTGCAGTCTTAAAGACTGCCTTCTCACCTTCATTCAAGAACGGCAAGTGTTGAACTGACCCTTTGCGGGTAATGATGCTAGACCATGTAGATTCGTTGTTATATCCCTTTTCGATTAATAACTTCTCAAGATATACATTCTTCACTAAAAACGAACCAGCACGAGTTCTGTGCGTGTAGGCGCATGCCTTAAGTGGTTCGATAGAGGGCGATGTTGATAAGATTACACCAGAGGATGCATTAGGTGCAATCGCAAGTAAATGTGAACATCGCTTTCCAGAACCTTCTCCGTCTAAGTATTCACCACGTTCTTCTGCTAGCAAAGTATTTTCGATGTTTGCTTGTCTACTAATGTGAGAGAAGACAACTTCGTTTATCTCTGTTGCTTTGACTGATTCCCATGCAACAAAGTGTTTTTGTAGGAGTGAATGGAAACCCATTGCTCCAAGTCCAATGCTTCGTTCACGTGCCGCCGAATAACGGGCGCGGGAAATACTATCTGGCGCATTATCGATGAAGTATTGGAGAACGTTATCCAACATACGAATAAGATCCCGCACGATATTAGTGTCTTTCCATTCATCATAGTATTCTAAGTTTAGTGAAGACAAGCAACACACCGCTGTCCTCTCAGCGGAAGTAGGTAAATGAATTTCATTGCATAGATTAGATCCGTGAATCTTTAGTCCCTTTTCCTTCAAAGGCATGGGCAGTGCACGATTCGCAGTGTCAATGAAGTTTAGATATGGTTCGCCAGTTCGAAAACGGATCTCAAGAATGCGTTCCCATAGTTTACGCGCATTGACGGAATCTTTTACTGCGCCGTCTTTTGGATCACGCAAATCGAAATCTGTGTTGTTCAGTACAGCAGCCATGAACTCATCAGAGATGTTGATCGCATTGTGGATGTTCAACGCCTTACGTTGTACGTCGCCTGTAGGAATGCGAATGTTTATGAACTCAATAATATCTGGGTGTGATATGTCTAGGTATGCCGCATAAGACCCCTTACGCGTTCTCCCTTGACGATACGCAATCATGTCTGCGTCTACAGTGTGCATGAAAGGAATAGGCCCAGGGGCGATATCAGAGACGGTTCGAACGTCTCCCCAGTGTCCACCGACACCTCCACCCATAACAGACAACCACCTTAGTTCAGAGGAATGTTCAATGAGACCTTCGAGTGTGTCTGGAACATATGTTAGAAAGCAAGAAATCGGAAGACCTTTGCCTTTAGACTTCTCGATACTAGGAGCATTAGAGAGCACGGGAGAAGAAAACATAAACCATTTCTTACTCACATACTCGTAAAGTCTTTCTGCTAGGTCGTAATCTACTTCGCCTTGAAAAGTTGACCAAGCGATAGATGCTCTTGCATACGCGTCTTGTGGAGAGTTTTCTCCATCTATCATGTAGAAATCTTTCAACATACTCACAGCGTAGTCTGTTAATAGATCATCACGACCATATTGAATATCAATCATATTATTGTTGCTCAATTATTTTGAATAATCGTAAAAAGGTTCATCGAGTTGAAATTCATATGACTCGATGATCATCTGCTTACCCGTGTCTTTAAATTTTTTACAGCACTTTTCTATGTATGTTTGTTTCTCATCTTCACCAAAGAGTCCTTCCCACATCATATGATTTGAGAACGATCTTGACGGATCTGTGATGAGGAACCTGTTTAGAGAAAGGCGATCGCCTTCGTATCCTTCGAGAGGGACATAGATAAGATCATCTTCAGAGTATGAAGAAAGGAGAGACTCTTCATCTACACTTGATGTTTGGAATATGACTATCTTATAGTCACCATAATCTGCAATCTTCATCTTCAGTACCATTAATTAAGACGTAAGATTATATAGTATTATGGTGCCTTTTGTAAAGCTAAAATTAGAATTTTTTTGGTAGAATTCGACGTAAAATTTCTACGTTCTTTTTGCGCTTGTTCTTACGATCGCCCTTCTTTCGGACAATCACAGTGGAAGAGTCGTCCCCAGCACCAGGAACGCCCGAGGTGTTGTTTGTCGGCGCATCTTCACTGAACTGTTTTTTGAATTCTTTGAACGTTTTCATTTTGAAATCTCATTAGCCGAGAACAAGACACGCTTGCCGGTTTGTAAGTGAGTGCCATGAAAGACTGAGATGCCTAAGATATCATGAACTAAATTGTCTTCAAAGACGCGAATCTTGTCGCCCTTCCGAATCAACTCTTCACCAGACTCTATTAGAGCATTGTTGTTCATTTTATAGACGCCTGGGCCTAAATTGCCATCTGACATGACATACCATTTAGAGTCTTCGAGTAGAACATCCATAATGTCGATGCCGGTCTCTTTGTGTATCTTCTGTAGGTTTTCGTCAGAAAGTTCGCCGTGTTCTTTGATCAGTGCGAGTGCTGCACCGTAACGTGCGACTACAGACGAACCCCCTGGGGCCTTAGCCATAAGTTTCTTTAGATTGAATACGAGACGATGGAATGCAGTGTAGTGCGATCGATACGCATCACGATTCTCCATTGTGTCCATAGAGAACCCTTTGATCTTGTTGCCGTCTGCATCAATGATGCCCGCTTTGTATGCGCCTGTATCCTCGAACTTAGTAACAAGTAGTTTTAAAAAACGAATTGTATAGACTAGATCAGCCGCTGATTTTAAAATACCCATCAGAGTTCTCTCAATTTTCCTATTACGTATTTATCCATTTCGATACCTGTGATGTCTTCATTGCTTATCGCCCGAAGAAAAATAAGAAAAGGCTTGAGTGTAGTCCATTGTTCTAATGGTACTTTCAGGGCAAGCATTTCAACTCCTGCTTCATGACCAAACACATTAAAGATAACAGTAAGGTGGTTCAGTATGAGACGCTCTGCAAGATCTCCGTTTTGATGATACCTATTGATCAGTCTTTTGATATACTTGAATCGTTTAAGGTCATCAAAGAACTCTTCACTGTCAATACACGTGGGGTTATAATAATTCTTCGCGGCGTAAAGTACAATATTTTTACTATTCAACTTCATAATCTGGGTCTGAAAACTCCGGTAATCTGTACCCTTTAGGATACAATTTCAACTTATTTAGTTTTTCAATAAGCAGTTGTATCCAAGAAAGATCTACTATTGCTTCACCGCCATGATGTCCGTCTCGTGTTATGCTCTTTACGTCTTGCATGTACAAGTATGAATACTTTGGTTTTTCGTTACGTACACACATCTTTAACTTGCCCTCATACGCCAAAGTCTTTACTTTGTAGTACTCGAAAGCATCTTCGCCAATTATAAGTTCTGGATCATAATTCATCAACTCAGCTGCCTTTCTAGAATGAAAGACAAGTCTATTGAGAGTGTTTAATTTATCTCCGTAATCGACAGTGTATTCTTCAATAATTTTTCTGTGTTCCATCCATATTCTAGCAGTTTTTTCATCGATACCATCCTTGACTAATCTTTGTATCTCGCCTTCACTCACTATAGGTCTGTAGTTTGTTATTTGTTTAGTTGTAAGATCATGAGGCCAGACACAGTAGTGCTTCCTAGGTATATAAAAATGCCCAGTCTTTACTGTATTAGAATCTTTTTGATTTTTAAACAGATCGAAGAAATCTTTCTGAGGGTGTTGAACGCCTAACTGATTCGCTAAACAAATCATATCAGGAGGAGAATCTTGTAGACTCACTGTTCGATACAGATTTCTGCCATACGGTGTGATTAGGTCATCACCATCGACATGTACCATATATTGATAGTCACTTTCTAAAAAAAGACGAAGTACAGAGTTCTTTCCAGTAGATGGCGTCCCGTCCGATTCTGTGACATAATGTTCTATGCCATGTAATTCGCAGAACTCAGACGCTTCAACGACGTAGTCGTCATTCAGTGTGTTGATAACAACTACGGTTTCGTTTGTTTTGAGAAAGCTAAACTGTCTTTTTAACGTCCATAAAGGACCACTAGTAAGAACATAATAACGAAAAGACATGTTACTTGTAGCCGTGAGTTATACCTGACTCTCGAAGTTGATCTATCATAAATTCTTTGGTGCGTCTACGGTCTAATCTAATACCGTTTTTTTCTCCCAACTTATCAAGGTCCTTTTTAGTCAGCTTTTCTAATGAAACTGGCTCATTGACCACCTTGAAAGGTGGGTATTGACGAAACAATCCTAGAATATATTCTATAAGAGTAGAGAACATAATATGTCCTTATCCTTCAGACTCTTCTGCAGGAGATTCTACTGGGGGTGCTACTGGCGCTGGCGCTGGTGACTTACTAGAATGCCACTCTGCGATTTCACTTTCAGAGAAGTTCTGAACTTTCAATACTTCGCCAGTGCGTGGATCTGACCATCCAGATTTTACTGGGACTGCATCACTACACCATTTAGGGGCCTTAATCATATCACTTTCCTTTTACTGGGTTGACGACAGAAGTGTCGCCGTTTGACAAATTGTCTGCACCACTACGTGCAGGTGCTTGCTTCTTTACTGCCTTGGCAGCAGCAAAAGTCTTAGTGTGACCGTCTTCTTCGTTGTCTTCAATCTTCTTATCAGACTTCTTGTGCTTGGCAATGACTTCTTTGTCATGCTTAGAAGAGTGGTCGTCATTCTTCTCTGGAGAAAGTGCACCTTTCTTAGGGTTCGCAGCTTCTGAGATTGCGTTCCATAGAGACTCAAAAGAATCTGTTAGATCGATATCTAAGGACTCACGTTGATGTTTCTTCCAGTCGTCCATAGACAACTTACCACCAGCACGTTTGTAATCTGCGTACTTTTGAGAAGGAGTCTGATCTTTCTTAGGGGTAGCAGGAGCAGGGGCAGGCGAGTCTTTCGAGTCTTTCTTTTCATCATCGGTTTTATTGATCTCAACCTTGTCCGCTTTCGCAGCAGCCTTGGCAAGATCAGCAGATACTTCGTCTACTTTACCGCCTTTCTTCTTGGAATCGATCGCGTCGTCTGTTGCGGCACGCTTCTTGTGTAGGTATTCGTCAGAAGAATCTACATCGCCGTCGTTATCGATGTCCTTGTCGTCACGATTCTTGAACTCTTTATCGTTCTCTTTATCGTCTACAGGATCTAATTTCTTCTTTTCTTCAAGTTCTACATTACGATCGGAGACCATTCCCAAATACGCCTCCATAATTTTAGTGATATCTGACATAATAGTCTCCGTTAATTAAGCGTCAAAAAACATTTTGACGACTACACCAGCAAAGACGGTAGCAGATAATGTAATAATATATTGCATTACTTTCACAGTCTTGCCTTGCTCTTGAACACTATCTTCTAGATCGTCCATTCGACCTGAAAATCGGTTCATGCGCTCGAAATGTTGCGCGTTAGTTTTTTCAATGTTAATAAGCTTTTCTTCCGCTCTTGCAAGATCAATCATTGCGTCGGAAAGCTTGTCTATTTTATCCTCGATTCTTGCGAGGCGTTGCTCTTCACGTTGCACATGCTCTTGTAAAATTTGGTTGTTATCTGCCATGTCTCGATCAGCCCATTAGTATTGATAATATAAGTCATATGATAATTATTATATAATTAGTTGACTTATGGTTTAA